TTGGGCATAGGTTGGACCACCTTTCACTATCGACTTCACAAAGCCTGGGAAAAGCTTGGAGGAAACCCCGAAAATCTTATGGAGTACGTAACGTATGCAATTGAAAAACTGAGTTTTGGTGATACTTGATTTTTAGTGAACTTTTAGAGTAAAATCAGTATGATAGCGAAAGTTGTGCAGGAGGGGCAGAAATGCCCTTTTATTTTGCTCTAACCAGGACCTGTGCTTTTTCACTTTTAAACCTCCTTTTTCAGACTGCGGAGACCCCTTTACGCCAGAGGGGTCTCCCTATTTATCGGAGGGATTTTTTTGAGTGTTAAATTTCAGGAAAGAGATATATATCTGGGTGTTGGGTTTGAATATTATCTTTCGGCTTTTCTTGCTAACTCACCTTTCAATCTGTCTGACATACAACGTAACGAAGGAAGCGAAGTAGAGGACCTGCGCAAGTGGGACCTTTGCGGGAAGTATTCCTTTCACGGAATTGATACCGTCGTTACCTTTGAGGCTAAGTTTGATGTGATGTCAGGTCGTACTCCAAATATTGCAATTCAGACTCACGCTCACGATAAAAAGACGGGGAACTACTATCTTGACGGTATTCAGACTACCGAAGCCGATAGATGGATCCACGCTATGTTGGATCCGGATGTTTTCTTTATTGCCAGGCCTTCCGATGTTTACGATATGGCCTTGAAACTTGCACATTGGCACGGCCCTATAGGAGATTATGTCAGGGGGTTGGGAAAGGTCAAAAATAGTCTTGGTTTCCTTCTGAAGAAAACTGAGGTCTTAGAATATGCGAAGGACCATTTTAAGGTGTTTGAGTATGACTTAGCAGATGTGATGACGTGGGTTGATATGCTGAAGATTTTCTAGGAGTGGTAATCATGGCCAAGAAGACTAAGGCCAAAGCCAAGAATAAGGGAGGAAGACCGCCCAAATACAAAACCGCGGCCGCTTTCACGAGGAAGACAAACGAATATTTTGAGAAAGGCGGCGCGAAAACGAAAGATGGCAAGTTTACACTTTACACCGTACAGGGTTATTGTGTGTGGCTGGACATAACACGGCAAACCCTGATGAGATACAAAGATGACGAGCGCTTTAGTGACACAATAAAAAGAGCTCTCGAGAGAATTGAGCAAAACAATCTCGAGGGAACCGCTCTGGGTTATTTGAACCCGGCAATTATCATCTTCAACCTGAAGAACAACTTCGGATGGAAGGACACTCAGAGCATCGAACATTCCGGGACCGTGAAAATCCAGAAGCTAGAGGAAATTTTGAAATGATTCACTGTGTCGATATCATCGAAGCCAGAAAAAGAAAGTGGGATGGAAATCTTCCCAAAGACCAGGAACTAACGGCCTCAATTGCTCATAATCTCCTTCTACCCGAGAATATTCATTTGGTGTATGAGATTCAGGAAAACCCGGAATATCTGATAGAAATGGCCTTTTATATTGTGAACAAAGAAAAGCGGACAGTTCCTTTCTTTCTCAATGATGTCCAGAAATCCTTTCTAAGTGACCTTAGGAAGGCCATAGAAGAACATAAAGCAGGAAACCAAAGAGGAATCAAGTTGATAGTACTAAAAGGTCGTCAGCAAGGTTTTACTAGCTTTATTACGGCCTACCAGCTAGCAGCAACCATCACCCAGCGAAACTTTTCCGGGATGACGGTGGCCGATTCTGCAGACAATACGGCTACCATTTTTGAAGATAAAGCGAGGTTTCCGTACTCACTTCTCCCGGATCCGCTAAAGCCTTCCGAGAAGTTCAACAACAGGAAGGAGTTGCACTTCGATATTCTCAATAGCAGATGGAGATGTACAACGGCCGGATCCGAGGGTGCGGGTCGTTCAAAGACCATCAACTTTTTCCATGGCTCCGAGGTTGGGTTCTGGCCCGACTATGAAGATACAATGACGGCTCTCCAGGGAGCGTTTACTACCGACTGCATTCAGATTCTCGAGACCACCGCAAACGGCTATAACGAATTCAAAAAACTCTGGGATGATGCTATGAAATCTGAAAATAACTGGAAGCCGAAATTCTACGAGTGGTGGAGAACTTCAGAGTACAGAACGCCTTTTGTTTCTAAAGAAGAAGAGAAAACATTCAAAGAATCGGTCCTGAACCCCGGGACCGATTTTCATAGAAAACTCAAAGTCCTCCTGGGGAAAGGCCTCTCCTGGGAACAACTCAACTGGTACTCCGAAAAGAGGAAAGACCTAAAGGATAAACTTCCTCAGGAGTATCCCTGTAACCCGGAAGAGGCCTTCTTGTCTTCAGGTAATCCGTACTTCGATATCGTGAAGATAGAGGAACTCTTGCTAACAGCTTCTCCCTCGAGAGAGATTCACGGTCTGGCCGTATTTGAAGAACCCAAAAAGAAAGAAATCTATGTTATCGGGTGCGATGTAGCCGAAGGCCTAGAGGAAGGGGATTTCTCCCATGCAAAAGTATTCAAGGCCTCTTCTTGGGAAGAAGTAGCCTATCTTCACGGTCATTGGGAGCCGGACGTTTTTGGAGACAAGATAGTGGATCTAGCAGAAAAATACAACAACGCCTTTGTGGCAGTTGAGAGAAACAATCACGGTCACTCTACCCTGGCCACTATCTACCGATATCGGAAGTATCGAAACATCTTCATGGAGAAAGCGGATCCGACTGATAGGGCAATAATCCCGGGGACCTCTAAGAAGGCCTCGAGATTAGGCTGGCTTACAAATGCCGGCTCAAAGTTCTTGATGCTAGATGAGCTAGATACGGCCATAAGAAACAACGAGATTTTCATTCGTGATATTGAAACCCTCAGAGAACTGAGGGAGGTTGTAACAGACGAGAAGGGGAACGTAAGTATTAACGGAAAAGACCGAGTAGCTGCGACCGCCATAGCCTGGCAAATGAGAAAGTTCTACTCAATGCACAAGGCCAAAGCAGTCAAATCGATTTATTAAGCGAGGGTTGGAAATGGATTATAGAACATACCTCACCATATCCAGAGCCGCGAGTGAGAATACCAGCAGGATAATATCTGATCTGATAAGAGAGCACAGAACCCAGCATGACCGTATGATAAACCTTTATCTTAGATACCGTGGGGATGTAAATGGAGTTCCGATATTCTCGAGGACACTTCCCAGCGATACTAAGATAAACGCCCAAATCAATAACGATTTTTTCGGGGAAATTATCGACACAAAAACTGGTTATGTTCTGGGAAATCCGATAGATTACGAGACTGGAATTGAAAACGGTGTGGATCCGGTGAAGGAGTTCAATAACCTCAATAGGATTGACGACCTCGATGCGGAAACAATGAAGATGATGTCTATATGCGGCCAGTGCGGCCGACTTCTTTATGTGGATACAAACGGAAAGGCAAGAGCCATGCGAGTGCCTCCCTGGGAATGTATATGGGTTCAGGATATGGCACTTGATGAGGTCCAGTTAGCGCTTAGGTATTATCCTATTCAGGTAATCGAGGGTGATACGATTCACGAAAGAACCCGGGTGGAATGGTATGAGCACAATCAGGTCACTTATTTTCTCGAGAGCAGCACCGGGATGTACGAATTGGATTATACATTTGTGGGTGTAGATGACAAGGGAAACGTCAGAAACCCAGATACTCATGTATTCGGTGGTATTCCGTTAATTCAGTTCAAGAACAACGAAGAGCTCCTTGCAGACGGGGAAAAGGCACTTAAGCTTATAGATGCTTATGATAGGGCTGTTTCTGATGCGAGTTCAGAAATAGAACAGTTTAGGTTTGCCTATCTCCTTCTATATGGGGTAGAACTGACTGATGCCGAATTAGACAAACTGCGTCAATCAGGAGCGCTTGCGATTCCGGATGACGGAAGAGCCGAGTTCCTGACGAAAAACGTAGTGACAGATATGCTCGAGAAGTTCCTGGACAGGACCGAGGCGAATATCCTCAGGTTCTCAAAATCGGTAAATTTTGGAGACCAGGAATTTACCTCGGATATCTCGGGAGAATCCAGAAAGTGGAAGTTACTCACTCTCGAGAACAAGGCGATTATTGCGGAAAGAAAGTTTACTGCAGCTCTGATGAAGCAATTCCGGTTGCTAAATAACTACTGGAGTGTAGTAAATACTTCGATAGACTTGAATGCTCTCACTTTCCAGTTCACCAGGAATATTCCAAACTCTCTAAACGAAGAAGCGGACCTCCTCATAAAACTCTTGGGGAATGTCCCAACAGAGCTGGCATATAGCTTGGTGTCGTTCATAAAGGACGCAAAAAAGACGAAAGAAGAACTCGAAGAGGAGAGGTCGGCTTACAGGATTCCCCTGGGAAACGAAGAGGATGAGGAGGCTGAATAATTATGCCTCGTTCGAAATGTGAACGCCAAAACTACAAGTTAAGAAAGGAATCGGATCAAATTGAATGACAGGAGGTGACAGGATGTCAACGCTCTTTCTAATCTGGCTTATAGGAGCGTTTCTAATGTTCATAGGCATCACCAGCGCTGGATTCAGAAAAGAAATCGAAGGGTTCAACTCTTCACACATATTTGGAGCGTTTCTCCTGTCTGTCTTATGGCCGGGAGTGATTATTCTATCGGTCATTGCGGTTCTATGGGGGCGAAAGAATGTTGACGATAAATAACGCCTTCGATGACTTTGAGGACTGGTATGAGCGCTTCACAAAAAGAGAAGAAAGGGAAATCATAGCAGCTTACAAAGCTTCGCTCAAGGATGTTAAGGCCAAGATAGCAGATTTCTATGAAAAGTATGCCGGCCCGGATGGAAAATTGTTTCCTGAATCAGCGCAGCAATATAACAGGCTGGAAAAGTTAGCGGCCGATATCGAAAACGAGATTTTGAAGCTTTCAAAGGCGAACGAAAGTTCTCTTCAAAAGAGCTTCTATGAGCTGTATTTGGAATCATACAACTATGTGGGTTGGGTTTCTGAACAGTTCTCTGGAGTAGGCCTGAGATGGGCCAAACTCAACAAAGACGCAATAGAAAAGGCTATACAGAACCCTATTGC